GCGGAACACAGGACGAAACCCAGATGGAAACCTGGATCGGAAACCTGGTCGACGTCGGATTGCTGAACCGCTGGGCGGACGGCACGCTCGCCTTGCCGGAATCGCTGATCGTCGCCGACCGCGCCACCGCCGCGAGCCGCCGAAATGGTGCAGTCGGCGGCCGTCCGCGCCGCAACGAAACGCCGGAGCAAGCGCGCCTGCGCCGCGCCCAGGGCAACCTTGCCATGCCGATCGCCGGAGGTCGCGCGGAAACCCAGGAAACCCAGAACGAAACCCGGCGCCCCGAAACCCCTCGCGTGCGCGCGGCTGCTGCTGCTTGCTCAGAATCTCTAAGCAAGCAAGCAGCGCCCGACGAGGACGCAATGAAGCTGGTCGATGAGGTCGCCGACATGGCCGGCATGGAGCCGGTGCGCAGCGTGCATGAAGCCGGTCCGGTGTTGGCGTTGCTCGTCGAGGGCTTCACCCCGGACATCATCCGCGAGACCGTCGCCCGCATCGTCGCCCGTCCCGGCTACACGTTGCCGCGTTCCCCGCTCGCCTATTTCGCCAAGATCGTGCGCGAGGACGCCGAAACGGCCGGCCTGGCGCGGTCGAAACCCGCCGAGGATCCGGCCCGCGCCACGGAAATCCGCGCCTACCTCGCCGCCGTCGAGCGCTGGAAAGCCGAGGGCAGCAACGGCGACGCGCCCACGCCGCCCGCGTGTTTGAAGGAGGCCGCATGATCGTGATTGACAGATTCGCGCCGGATATGGCAGAAGTATTCACACGCACGGATGATCGGTCAGCAAGTGTAGTGACCTTTCAGCCGTGCGGATGCCGTGGTGGCATCCCCTGGTTCTGCTTCAGAACCCAGCACGCATCCGAAGTATTGGCCGAGATAGAGCTCAGAAAACAGGGCTTCTGTGCTTGGGTGCCCATGGTGTCTAAGCCTTGGAAGAACGGACAGAATACTATCCGGCCGCTGTTTCTCCGCTATGGCTTCATTCAGTTGGACGTCGATCATGACTTGTGGCGGCGAGTTTTCGCCACGCGCGGCGTCGAGTGGCTGTTCTGCACGCCGTTGCAGCGTCCTATTCCCGTCCGCGACTCGGAGATGACCGATCTGCTCTCCCAGGCCGCGATCAACGGCGTTATCTATCCCGAGGAACAGCCGATCCGCCCGGTTCGCCGCGGGTGGCGCCCGGTGTGGGATCTGACGGATGACGAACGCGAAGCCTGGGTGCATGGTCTGTTCGGACGTCAAGCCGCATGATTGACTTGAGCATCGATGGATCCGGCTTTACGCGGATGGAGCGCGCACTTCTGTCCATAGCGAAGCGGCAAATCCCTTTCGCTGCCGCCCGTGCCCTGAACGACGTCGCCCGCTCCGCCGGCACCACCATCAATGCCCACATGGGCGAAACCTTCGATCGTCCCACCCCGTTCACCCAGCGCGCCGTCGTCGCCCCGCGCGCCCTCGCGGCCAGCAAGGAACACCTGGTCGCCACCGTAACGGTGCGGCCGTTGCAGGCGAAATACCTGCTGAACGAAGAAACCGGCGGCACGCGTACGCCGTCGGAGAACACCCGCCGCCCTGGCGCCGAAGCGATCATCCTTCCCGGCCGCGGTCTGCTGCTGGACCAATACGGCAACATCCCGCGCGGCGAACTGCGTCACCTGCAGGCTGATGCCAAGGCCACCGCCCGCACCCGCGCCAGGCGTGCCGCCGCCGGCAAGCCGGTCGATGGTTCGGTGGTCTTCCTGCCCGCCGGTGCGCCCGGCAACAAGGCCAACATCGGCGGTTACTTCCGTCGCCTGGCCGACCATCAGCTCACGCGTCTGACCCTCTTCGAGTCGACCACGCACTACACGCCCCGCTTCCACTACCGCGACCGCGTCGAGCAGATCGCCCGCTCCCAATGGCCCGACGCCTTCCGCCGCCGCCTCGTCGAGGCCGCCGCGACAGCCCGCTGAAGCCGCGGGTCCTTCCCCGCCCCACCCTCAACCGAGGGCATTTTGCACCCCGGTTTGTCGGGCGGATGTGTAATTCTTTCAACACGTTAGGTTGTTGTTGTTGATGTCGTCTCCTCCGGTGACAGGGAACAAGAAAGAGCTTGCCCGCGCGCTGCATGTCACGGCGCCGACGCTAGACCGTTGGCTTGAGCGCTTCGGCGAGGAGGTTCCGGTCCTGCGGCGGGGTAGCAATGGCAAGCCCTATCTGTTCGACATCGCCGCCGATACGGCATTCTTCCTGGCCCGTCAGGCCGAGGAAGTGGCATTGACCGCCGCGCGCGATGAGCAGCTCGCGCAGCTCGCCATCCCCGGCCTGGTGCCCGATGGTGGCGCCGTCACGCAACGCGAGATCGGCCTGGCGCTGGACAACGAAGGCAAGCGCCAGAAGCTCCAGCTCGATCGCCATCGGCTTGTGATCGCCGCCGAAATCTCCGCCGCTCTGACCGCGGCGATCGCCGCGGCCGGCGCCGCCTTCGACTCCATCGTGCCGCGCGTCGCCGCGAAGCATCCGCTGCCGCCGATCGTCGTCCAGGCCTTGACTGACGAATTCGCCACTGCCCGCGCCAACCTGGTGCGCGCCCTGCAGGGCCAAATCCGCGAGCTCGATGCATCTCCTGCCTGACCTTCCCCCCTACATTTCCGGCGCCAACCTGGTGGCCGACGCGTTCGGTGCGCTCGCGCCGCGCGCCCGCATCTCCGTGCTCGATTGGACGCACGGCGAGCGCTTCGTGCGTGGTGTCAGTGCCGGCCTGTGGGATCCGACCGTCGCGCCCTACCTCGAGGAGCCGATGGCGCAGTTCGACGCAGTTGGCGTCGAGGAAATCGCGCTGATCGGCCCCGGCCGCTCCGGCAAGACGACGGTGGCCGAGAACGTCCTGTTGAAAACCATCAAGGCCGACGCCGCCCCGGTCGGCTGGTATGCCAACACCGACGACGTGATGAAAGCCTACGTGAAAACCGGCATCAATCCGCTGCTCGACGATCACAACTGCGTCCGCGCCGGCGACGACACCGCCGACTCGCTGAGCTTCAAGCGCTTCATCGGCGGCACCGAGGTGCAGTTTCTCGCCGCCACCGATGCCGCCTTCCGCAACAAGACGTTCCGCTACGTCATCGGCGACGAATTCGACGGCTACGATCCGTCCCTCGGCGATGCGCGCGGCCTCTTGAACCTGCGCCGCGCCACCGAAGGCGCCGCCGGCCGCTCGCTGTTCATCTCGCACCCCGACCTGGCCGAGGGCGTGCACCCCTCCGAGTGGCGCCGCGGCATCATGGCCATCTACGCCGCCAGCACGCGCTGCACCTGGTGGTGGCCGTGCCCGCACTGCGGCGGCTGGAGCAGTCCCAATCCGGGCACCGCGCGCCACATGACGCTGAACTACCCTGAAAACGCGCCGCTCGACCGGATCGCCTCGGCCACGCGCATGTTCTGCCCGGTCAACGGCTGCCTCATCGAGGACCATGAGCGCCGCGCCATGAACCTGCAGGGCCGCTGGCTCGGCACCGGCGAGTCGATGGCCACGGACGGCACGGTCACCGGCACGCGCGCGGCCAACACTGTCGCCGGTTACTGGATCGTTGGCCTGATGAGCCCGTTCCTGCTCGGCGGCATCGGCAATCTCGCCCGCGCCCGTGTCGAGGCGGAACGCGCGGTTGCCGCCGGCGAGGAAAACGCCGAGCGCACCCTGCGCCAGGTGCTGACCAAGCAATGGGGCATCCCCTACACGAAGCCGAAGGGCGCCGCCGCGCTCGATGCGGACATCATCGCCGAGCGCGCCGACGAGCGCCTGCAGCTCGGCGTCGTGCCCGAGGGCGTGCGCTTCCTGGTCACCGCCATCGACAACCAGTCCGATCGTTTCGAGGTCCTGACACGCGGTTTCGGCCCGGGCTTCGAGTCCTGGGTGATCGATCATCGCCGCATCGAGGCCGACCCCGCGCACGATCTCGCCGACTGGGAAAAGCTGCTGACCACCGAGATGGCGCGCACCTATCCCCTCGCGGATGACAGCGACCGGCGCATGCGCGTGCGTGCCGTCGGCTTCGACAGCGCCGGCATGCCTGGTGTCACCGAAAACGCCTATGAGGCATGGAAGCGCCTGCGTGACCGCCGCGTCGCCCGGTTGCTCGGCCATGTCAGCGGGCGCGATGCCTGGAACCTGCTGCCCACGAAGGGCGCCGTCACGCGCGACGGCACCCGGCTGCGCATCGAATATCCGGACAGCGCCCGCAAGGATCGTTCCGCCGCTGCCCGTGGCGAAGTGCCGGTCGGCATCTTCAACGCCAACGCCTTCAAGAACGCCGTGCACGCGCAGCTCGGCATCGCCAACCCGGGCGAGCGCTACGTGCACATCCCTGCCGCCCTGCGCGGCGCGTGGCCCGATCCGAGTCGCGTTCCGGCTCCGCCACACCGCTGGTTTTCCCAGCTAACCGCCGAGCAACGTGACGCGCAGGGCCGGTGGGATCGCAAAGCCTCTCACGCCGCCAACGAAGTCTGGGACCTCATGGTGATGACGCAGGTCATGGCGCATCTGCATGCCAGCCGGATCGACTGGCGGAAGTCGCCGCCCTGGGCCGCCGAGTGGGAACACAACACCGCCGTCTGCAAGCCGGAAGCCGAGAAAGCCCCCGTGAAAATGCCGACTCGCACGCCGCTACCGCAGGCCGTCGACGTCCAGCGCGCGGCCATGTTCGCGCCACGCTCGGCGCCGATGCCGGTTCCGCCCGCCGCGTTCATCCCGACCGTGCGCGGCAACTTCGCGACTGGGCTGGCCTGACATGCCCACTCCCCACATCCCCTCCGCGCTGCTCGGCCTGCCCACGGCAACCCTTCAGCTATGGTTGACCGAGGCGCAGACGGCGCTGCATTACCTGACCACTGGCCGGCAGACCGCCGTGGCATCCTATGCCGAAGGCACCGGCAGCCGGTCCGTGACCTACACGAAGGCCACCATCGGCGATCTGCGCGTCTACATCCGCCAGCTTCAGGAAGCCCTCGGTGTCGCCTCGCCGCGCCGCGCGATCGGCGTCTACTACCGCAGGCCATATCCGCTATGAGCCGGGATTTCCCCGCCGGCGTGCGCATCGGCCGCGTCGTGCCGAAGGCCATCGCGGCGCCCATGAAGCCGCGCGCCAACGCCGACTGGAGCGAGCCGTACGGCGCCGGCACGCTGACCACGGCGTTTGCCTACGAGTCCGACAGCCTCTACAGCCCCGAGCTGAACACCTGGGTGCCGTGGCTGCGTTCGCCCGACACCGAGATCAACTGGTATCGCGATCGCCGCGTCTCGCGCACCCGCGACATCGAGCGCAACGACGGCTGGGCGCGCGGCGCCACCATGCGGGTGGCCGACGACACCATCGGCAGCCAGTTCCGCCTGATTGCCGATCCCGACTGGGAAGCGCTCGCCCGTGTCGCTCCCGGCTTCGACGCGGCATGGGCCGATAAATTCGCCGAGGTTGTCGAGTCGGAATGGGCGCTGTGGGCCGACGATCCGGTGCATTGGTGCGACGCCACGCGCAGCCTGTCCATGGTGCAGATGTTCCGCGTCCAACTGCGCCACAAGATCGTGGACGGCGAGGACCTGGCGGTGCTGCTGTGGAAGCCCGAGGTGGTCGGCCCCGGCGCCGCGCGCTACGCCACGACGCTGGCGATCATCGATCCCGACCGTCTGTCCAACCCCTACCAGGGGCCCGACACGCACAACTTGCGCGGCGGCCGTGAGATCAACAACGACGGCGCGCCGATCGCCTACCACATCCGCCGCGCGCATCAGAACGACATGTTCGATGCCGCGGAATCGATGGTGTGGGATCGCATCCCGCGCGAGACGGAATGGGGCCGGCCTGTCGTTATCCACGACTTCGACCACGATCGCGCGGCGCAGAACCGTGGCGTCGGGTTGCTCAACCCGGTGTTGGCCAAGCTGAAGATGCTCGGCCGCTACGACACCGCCGAGCTGCAACAGGCGCTGCTGCAAACCGTCATCAGCACCTTCGTGGAAAGCCCCTACGACCCCGAGCAGATCCGCAACGCCATGGAGGCGCCGGCCGGCGGCTATCCCGAGCTTGACGCCTACCAGCAGATGCGGTCGGACTTTCACTCGACCCGCGGCCTGATGGCCGGCGACGTGCGCATTCCGACCCTGGCGCCGGGCGAAAAGGTTTCCTTCGCGGCGCCGCGCCATCCCTCGCAGAACTTCGGCGAGTTCGAGCACGCCGCGCTGCGTTCGGTCGCCAGCGCGATGGGAACCACGGCCGAGGCGATCACGCGCGACTTCTCCAAGGCGAACTATTCCAGCCTGCGCGCCTCGATGCTCGACGCCTGGCGCACCATGGTTCGCCGCCGCGCCGACTTCGGCATCGGCACGGCGACGCCGGTGTACACCGCGTTCCTCGAGGAGCTGCTGGACCGTGAGCCCGCGCTGCTGCCCCGCCGGGCGCCCGACTTCATGGAGATGCGCGCGGCCTATGCGGGATGCCGTTGGATCGGGCCTGGCCGTGGCTGGGTCGATCCGGTGAAGGAACGCCAGGGCGCGGTGCTCGGCCTCGATGCCGGCTTCGGCACGTTGCAGGACGAATGCGCCGAGATCTCGGGCGCCGATTGGCGCAAACGGCTCCGCCAGCGTGCCCGCGAAATCAAGCAAATGAAGGAGCTCGGCTTGCCCGCGCCCGATTGGGCAAAGAGCGAGCCGGCGCACGAAGTGGCCACCAGGCCGGAGGCGGAGTGATGCGATTTCCCTTCCTCGCGCAGCACCTGTTCAACGTCCCGATCGCCATCCTGCCCGACAAGGCGGAAGTGGTGGTGGCGGCGCTGGCCGAGCGCATGGGCATCACCCATCTGTTTCGCGGCGACGGCAGCACCGTCGCGATGGCTTCCTTCGGCCTCGACGAGGATGATCGGGCACAGGACCAACCCTATGACGTGATCGGCGGCATTGCCGTGATCCCGGTGCGTGGCACGCTGGTGCAGGAATCGAACGCGCTGCGCCCGTTCTCCGGCATGACCGGCTATGACGGTATCCGCACCTGTTTCCTGCGCGCGCTGAACGATCCGGATGTCGACGCGATCGCGCTGGACATCAACTCGCCCGGCGGCGAAGTCGCTGGGATGTTTGACCTGGTCGACACCATCTATCGCGCCCGCGGCCTGAAGGTCGCCGGCAAGGTGCGGCCGATCTGGGCGATCCTCGGCGAGAACGCCTATTCGGCGGCCTACGCGCTGGCATCGGCAGCCGACCGCATCACCGTGCCGCGCACCGGCGGCACCGGCAGCGTTGGCGTCATCGTCATGCATACCGATTTTTCCAAGGCGCTGAACGCTGCCGGCATCACCGTGACGTTGATCCATTACGGCAACCGCAAGGCGGACGGCGCCGAGGTGCTGCCACTCAGCAAGGATGCGCTCGCCCACATCCAGCGCGACATCGACACCATGGGCGAGCTGTTCGTGACGACGGTTGCGCGCAACCGTGGCTTGTCGGCCGAT